TTACAAATAGAGATAGTTCAGCGGTTCTCCTGTTTTCCCTAAAAGAAGAGCGCTACGCCCAGGAATATTGATATTTAGAGTTCCGCCTCTAAGCATAAATGCTTTACCAGGGGGGATAATTTTTCGGGTATTAATAATAATGTTAACGCTATTACTCCCCATGTTTTTATATTTTCCAGGTTGCAATTTGTTAGGCCAGGCACCTTCAACTTCTTCGTTTCCTTTATTTATTATAATTAGTCCATCATGAGGAGAGTGATTAATGTTCACAGAATCCCCACGACTAAAGGCCAGAACGTTTTTAGTTGCAAATACACCCTCAAATGCGCTCCATATTCCTGCTTTATCTATATATAATGCGTGGAATTCATTGTAGAGCTGCTGATAGGTAGAGCAACCTTTATTAAGCCACGCCTCATCGCCAACACGCGTCGACCCATCATAATTTTTAATTTCAGTCGTTGATTTTAATACTTGGCCATCCCAGTAAACTAAAGGCCTGCTGAACGGGAGAGCGGCCATATATGCCATTGCTAATTGTTCATCTTGTTGATGGTTAAATAGAAAGTCATTGAAAAGATTGCCATTGTTAGGAAAATCGTGGTTAATGTTAATCAATATCCGTCTTTTTGATGGGATGCTTGAGATTGTGGAACCCGGTTTTGATGCAAGGGTTTGGAGATCGCCACCAAATGAAAAAGCTTTTATCGTCTTCATGAGCAATGAAAAATCAATGGCGCTTAAATCATCTCTTTCATAAAGCAGCGATGACATTTGTTCTTCATCCAACTGACAAGTTACCAGATATTCCATGTAATTCATAACGACTTTTTCATGATATTTTGGGTTAAATAAGTTAGTATTGTGTAATCGCTCATTATAATTTTTAAGCGGTGGGGTTATTGATCTTTCTATTTGTTCATGTTTTGAGTGTTTTGCTGCATCGTAACGTAAACCTCGTACGCCATATTTTCGCATTTCACGAACGTATTGATTTTGCAGCATAATAACCTGGTCACTTTTGGGGGTTGTTTTAGGCATTCCATTTAAACGATTTCTTTTAATGCATGGAGGTTTTCCCATTCATCCTTAGAAATATTATCTTTACTTGCTTCGAAGTCTTTTGCAGTGAGATGTATATCTTCTGGATGGATTTGTTTACGTTCTTTTGTTACTGGATCTATAGTAAATGGAATCAAAACCTGACCTTGCCAATAGCCAGGGATACCACTTTCTATATCTTTACTGATCTTCGCTCGTATATCAGCAGAGGGATAATCCAGGTCATTTT